ACAGCCCGGAAACGGAAGAACAAAAGGCATGGGGCGGAGATACAGTGCTGAACATGCAGGCAAGCAAAGCAGATACGTTTAAATTAAAGCTCTTGGAAGTGCTGAATGTAGATGTATTAAAAACAGTGTACGGGGAAAACAACGTAACGGGAACGATAGAAGACGGAATAACAATTAAAGCAAACAACAGTGAGACAGAACAAGTATCTTGGGTATTTGACATGATACTAAAAGGAGCGGTGAAAAGAATTGTAATTCCGCAAGCAAGCATCTCAGAGCTAGGGGATATTGTATACAAAGACAACGAGGCAACGGGATACGAATTGACAATCGCAGCAGTCGCAGACAAGACGGGAAATACACACTACGAATATATTAAAAAAGCAGGATCGGAGGTAATGAAAAATGATTAAAGGAACAACAAAAAGCGGGTTTGACTATACAGTACAAGAAGAAGCATTAGACGATTACGAACTGCTTGAAGAATTACGGGAAATAGACAAAGGAAACACAAGTCTGGTAGTAGACGCAATAGAAAAAATCATTGGACCAGAACAAAAGGAACAATTAAAAGAACATGTGAGAGACGAAGCGGGAAGAGTGTCGATAAAACGAATGTTTGATGAAATCGGGGAGATTTTAAGAGGAAACCAAGAGGGAAAAAACTCTTGATCCTCGTTTGTATGCTAAACACAGACGAGGAGGCGCTCGTATGCGATTTTGCGGAAACGTATCGGATTTATAACTATAAAGAGATACCGTGTAAAATGGCGGCGATATATGCAAAAGGTTTAAAAGAAAACGCGAGAATAAAAATGAAATTGGCAGGCGTTAAAGTTACGCTGGAAGATATGCTATTGGCATCTATCGCAGATCATACAAAATTGCTGACATGGATGCAAACAGAAGATGCGCGTAAAGGAAGAAACAGACCCAAAACGATATTACCGAGACTACTTGGCGAAGAAGAACGAAAAATCATATCGTTTGAAACTGGGGAAGAGTTTGAGAAAGAATGGAAACGGCTGAC